CACTTGTTCGTCGGCAACATTTATTTCCAGCACGGGAGAACCCAGTTGCCTTTTACAATAACTGATTAATTCTGTTCTACTTGCTGGTTGTGCCATTTATACTTTTACTCTTAAAAATATTTATGATATAGCGATTACATTAATTACGAGTCTGGAGTTAAATTAAGCATAACTTCTTGTTGCTTTAAATATAGTTTATAATAACACTTTGCGACAATTTTCAAAGACTCTATATCATCGAGTTTGTCTATTTCAGAAGAGTATTTGAAGTACTCAAAACTTTTATTTAAATTTTCAAGTTCTATATCGTTAGGATTCATTTCCATTTACTAAACTCCTAAGTAGAGATTTTATTTCATCTAAATCATTTTTGATATTAGCAACATCAGATTCTAAAGTTTGTATCTTTTGTTGCTCTTCTTCTTTTGAGTTGCGTTGAGTGATATATTGATTATACTCTAATTTATTTGTGTTGATAATCGCATTTGTTCTAGGGTCTCGTACTAAATAATCGTACCCTTTTACTTTTATATTTTCCATATTATGCAAGCGTTATAACTCTTAACTCTTTAATTCTAGGAACATACGTTTGATTTGTTGACGTAAGAATTAATTTAATTCTGTAGCATTTAAATGACGGTAGATTATTTATACTAAACACATGGTCTCTATAGTTTAAATCTTGAGATAAAAATCCACCAGTATCCACGGGAGGCGTATAAACATCAGGTGTTCCATCACTAGTAGATAGATCAATTACCTCTCCTCTAGTATTTAAATTTTTATATCCGGGGAAAGGAGTAAAAATTGGATTAAAGTTTGAACTTTCACTAATTGCATAAAATGCTCTTATATCAGAATAATTATTGATATGTGCTGATAATAAAATTTTAATTGAAGAGGCAGATTCTTCTAATATATTTTCCTTAGAAATATATTGACATGCCGTTGGATCTTCTGTGAGACTATTCACTCTATTATCAGTCACAAAATTAGAGATGGCGTTATTTACTCTATTAGAGGTTAAAATAATATTCATTCGTTGAGTGTCAATAACTGGAGTCAAACGATTATCAACAGAGTTTAGATTTAATCTAAGATTAAAAGATCTATCACCAGGGAATTCTTGAATAGAAGTATTAGATGTTTCATTAATTCTTGAAGCAATAAGTCTTGGAGAAGTTAAATAATTTGATTTATTAAGTGTAATATTTTCATACCCTTTATTAACAAAAGGAACATCTATCCCCTCTCCAGATCCAGTGTTTAAACTAGTTCCAGATGTTGTCCTTATTTCTGCGGTAACATTAGTTCCAGGAACTGTAATATTTTGAACCATCGGAGTGATGATTTCGAATGGAATATTCTGAGTTGCTCTTATGTTCAAACCGCCAGTAGACTTAGTTTGATTAGCATAAAGTTTAGGAAAACTTACTCCCTCATTTCTATTAACACCACTTGAAGTCATATCAATCTTTACATTATATGAGTCAAAAGTTAGAGGATTTGAAACTGTCACATCATCTAACAAATGAGTTTTATTAATTCTTCTTAAAGAAACACCACCTATTTCATACTTATAAACAGGTGTTCCTGCAAGATAATTTTTTCTGACAGTGCTATCAACTCCTCTAGTGATTCCAGATATCACACCACCAGAGGCTCCAGTATAACTTATAATTTCATCTCCAATTAAAATATAACCAGGATATGTTGTTCCAACAGATACGTTTTCAAGGGTTTCAAAACCTGAACTATTATCAATCAAAATTGATGATGTAGAATCAGATGTATACGGAAGTGTGAGTTTTGTTGGAATTATATCAGACTCAACACCAGATATTACCACTCTATTTGTTTTGTGATGCATACCATGATTTTTATGATTAACCACTACATGTAATCCATCACTTATAGTTTCTATAGATTCGGGTATAACATTTCCGCCACTAGAGGCATTGAAATGAGTTGTAATACCAAGGCTATTTGTATATCGAAGACTTTTTCCTGCTCCAACAATAAAGTCTCCCTGAACATTATCTAAAACAATTTCATTGGTACTCGCAATAGAAACAACAGACAAACGAATATTTCTACCAACAGAGAGATTTCCGATTGATGAAATACCAAGAACATCTCCAACTTGATATCCAGTTCCAGAGGTTACCACAGTTGCAGCAACTGCAACTCCATTTTCAATTGTCACATTTGCTGTTATATTTTTTCCAGTTCCTGTTATATTAGTAAGTCCAATACCAGCAAAAGTAAATGATCCGAATGATGGTGTATATCCAATACCAGCATTGATAATTCCTAAAGTACCAGTTGCAATTCCTGCATTGCCAACATAATTGCCAGTTGCATTGGTTCCTTCTTGAGATACTGTATTACCAAATTGAAGTCCAGTTGCAACTCCGACAACCTCTTGAAGCGTAGATCCAAGACCAACTCTTATTTTTCTAGAATTTAAAGCAATAGAATTATTCATTAATTTCGGAATTTGTGCATTCCCTTCACTTAAAATCGGATTATAAACATTTAAAGTCCCTGATGGTTCGAACTGAGCTCTGTAGATAACAAATTTTAAATCCTCCCACTGACTTGGTTCCCATGTAGAAGCATTTTGAGATTTAAAGAGAGATCCTAAATATGGTTGATTTGAAATAAATTCACCTGTAATCAAATCAGATTCACCAACCCTTGATACGAAAACTCTATATTTTGTAGACCATGATGCAAGAGTAATTGCATATTCCCCACCACCCTCAAGATAAACTGGTGCTTTAAATGTAAATCTTGTTGGAACTGTTCCATTTTGAGATACTAAAATCTGACTAGGATCAACGACAACTTCAGAAAATGGAAGAATTTTTTGAGTGGGGACTCCATTTTGCATTGTACGAATTTGAAATGTCATAGGAATATCCATGTCATCTTTCGTCTGGAAGAAAATATCACAACTTGTAATAAATACACCAGTTTCATCTATAACTTGGAATGATTGTGCTAATGGATCATACCACTCTATAAAAGTGCGGTCTCTAGTAGATGTTGATATAACTCTAGAACCTGTCAGTTGCACTCCTGTTGTTCTTCTAGCAGCAATCGATTCAGTTTCATGTCGGATTTCAACTCGTGCATTTCTAACAGAAATAATATTTTCTTGAACAGTTTCTAAAGTCCCACTAGAAGAAAAAGATTCTTCTGCAAAGGTGTCAGCGGTATTTGCATTATTATTAGAGTTATTAATTAAAGTTAACTTTTTAGTTCCAGTTGCAAATCTTGGATTAGTTCCCACATTTGGATTGGGGATAAAGAAACTACCAATAAGATTTGCTCCAAGATCCGATATTAATCTAAGGTTGGAAATTGTTGCTTGAGCACCACTAGTTTGTCCTACCAAAATCATTCCAGTTTCAACATATCCACTATATTGTCCTTGTGCCTGCAGTGAAAGCGCGTATGTGTCAACATTTAAAATTGTGGATGTTGAAGAATAAGTAGCAGGAATTGTATTTCCTTGTCCTGCTAACTGAACGGTGCCCGGTGTTCCCAGATATGTTTCTAGTCCTGTTGCTCCTATTTGAGATATGTATGGATTATTAGTAAATATACTGGTTGGGGCATTATAAGGACCTTCTTTGTGGTTACTTTGAGCGACTCTAAAAGTAATTTTTGGATTAGAAAATCCAGTAATTGGTTGAATACCAGTATCTCTTATTGTACCAATAACGGTTTCTCCTACTTGAAATGATCCAGTAATCATTGAAATTTCAAGAAGTTTTGGAACACAATACTTTGTTACATTAACGCCATCAAAGAAAGCATAAATTTGAGTAAGTGGTTTTAATCTTTTAGAAACAAATTGAACATTTCTAGAGCGCATAAACGCAATAATTTCTCTATTAACAACTCTATCACCAACAGATGTTCTATCAAATTGTTCTGTGATTACAGTTCTGGATCCACTTCGAGTTGATGTTCCTGTATCTATTGTTTCTCTAAATGTATCTTCAATGGTGCTATCAGTGGTTCTTAATGTAACCTCTCGTCTCGGCTGCCAGAAGAAGATACGTTCACGTGGGTTGGCGAATATCGGCCTTTCACTAACTCTTTGTTCTCCTGAACTGGTTACCCGCTGCCTGGTGGTGTCAATATTTTCTTGACCAGTCCAAGTGGTTTCCCATGCGTTCCACAAAATAGGACTTAATCCGGTTTGTGGGTCTAATCCTAGTGTTCTTTGCGCGTTAGCAATTGTTACCGTATAATTTCCTTCAGTATTAATGATTTTTGCTTCAATTCTTGTAGTATCTACCCAAGTGTCAGAGGATGGTGTTAATTCTAGAGTCCCCTGCCAAAAACTTACAAGAAATGGAGTAATACTTTCAGTTCTAGTAGCAAAATTTTGTTTTAACCATTCAATTTCAGTATAGTTTAAAGTTATTATATCACTTGATCTTTTAATACCAATTCCTTCTGGTTGTAAAAATCCAAGATCTTCAGTTGCACTTATATTTTCAACTGGACCTAATTGTAGATCAATTGAATTTGTAAAATGTTGAGCTCTTAATTCCTTATTAGGAATATCAATACTATTTCTAATTTCTATTCCGGACTCTTGTGGTAAAATAGTTGTAAAATTATCTACAAAAAATCCTGATTTAAATCTATTTAATCCTTTAGAGTCTGGAATAAAGAGATTTGAAGTATTAGATTCAAGTAAGGAAAGTGTTGTATAATATTCAAGATTTTTAATTCTTTCTTCAAGTTTTCTAATATCGGACATTCTATAACGTTTATGATTTAAAAATGATAAAGATACCGTATTTACATCATAAAGATATGGGGGTATAATGGCAGAACCTATTTCCAAAGCATCATCAATTGGAATTGGTGGATCTATTTTTTCTGAAGGTTCGCCATATTGAACTTCAAACCTTCCACTTTTTGTTAAATAAATTCGATCCATTCTTCCGACATAGAATGAAAAGTTAGTAACAATAGACTCATCTGAGGCTAAAATATTAGCAGCAGAATTTCCAGATCCATTGAATTTTCTACCAAAAAATTCTAATGGAGAACGAGAACCCTCAACAATATTATAAGTTGATACTCTGGGTCTAATATCGATTATGTCTGTATTTCTACTTTGGTTAATTGAGCGAATATCATTCTTATAATCAAAAGTATCATATGAATTTTTAGTTGTAATATCTCCATCATCAGAGGACTCATAATATGCATTAGTAAAATAAATTTTTAATCTCTTTGACGGTTCTTTTATGTTACTTTTCCTTGTTAGAAATCCATGATCGTAAAAACTTGATTCTTGACCAGAATTAAATGTATAGTTGTTAGAAATATTTTTGCTTGGAGTTTCTAATGTCGTTATTATTGCTTCTATTTTTGATTCTTCGAATGTAACAGTCTCTCCCTCCTTGAATGAAACTGAATTTAATAAAATATATGTAATTTGAAAATCAGATAATTTTTCCAAAACAATAGCGATTGCTCCAGATGAGACTCCTTTTATTTTTTCACCAATGATCAAATCTGAAGTTTTTCCTGTTGGTCCATTTAGTGATGATAAAGTTACTTTTGGTGCTGATGCATTTTCTGTTGTAGTTGATTCAAAAATACCAAGAATTTTAATAATATCTGGAGTATTTAAAGAAATATTTTCATCCTGCACTCTAGTCCCATATGGAAAATTACCATAAGAAAGTCCATCATCTAAAGTTGTTGCTCCAACTCCAGATCCAGTAAATTTAGATTTGTCAACAATGAGTGTATTTACTCTATTTTGTTTTTTAACCTTTGCCTTTGGTTTTAATTTTTTAAATGTTGCAATTAAAGTTGCACCAGTATCATTAGTTGTTAAATTATTGATTTGAAGAATTGTTGATCCAGAAGAAAATGAAAACATATCTGAGGTTAAAACTTCAGTTACTCCATTTGATCTTATCAGCGAATATCTCTCTTCATCAAAAGGTAAAAAAGTTTCATTTGTTCCTGCAGCAAGAGCAGAAGACAATTGATTTCCAGAAATGTTAACGGTAAAGGATTTTCTAATAACTAAAGAAGCATCTGATAAATCTACATTTGAAATATTGTCCTTTGGCATCTCAGAATATAATTTATTAGTTCCACCAGCCATGAGTGTTGATAGTATTGAAAAATCTGTTACCAATAATGTGGATGATGCTGGAAGTGCTCCAGCAGCAACTCCACTAACCGTGGTTACCCCAACAATTACAATAGATGTGGATGCCACACTTACAACTCTGGCAAAAGTTGGATCTACTAAATTTAAACCAGTAAATTTAACTAAATCGTTTCTTTTTACAATATTTCCAGGAAATAGTGGATTAGTGCTGACAACAGTGCTTTCACCAGAGGCAGCTGCATATGCGGTGATTGTTGCAATACCAACATCAAAAAATTCCTCTTGAATTGTGTCCGCTGAAAAAGTTTTAGAAAATCCAACATTACCTAAATCTGGTCCACCATAAACAGATTTTACATTTGACATTCCAAAAGAAGTTACCGCAGTTGCTACTCTAGTATTTTCTATTCCATTAAAAATAAATGGTTCGTTTACTATAAATTCTCCAGACTTTTCATAAACGGTTAGTGCTGTGCCCGCAGAAACTGAACTCCTTAAAAATGCAGTGGCACCACTGAATTGACCTTTTATAAATGTGGGGACTGGTAGTGTAATTGGTTCATTAATGGTTACATGCGAAAAAAGTTGAACATCGTAAAGAGAAATATCCCACTGATTAGTGTTAGGGTTAGAAGAAGAATATGAACCAGATTCTAAATTAAAATCATAAACCCTTGCTAATCCGATTTCTTTTCCAGAAGAGGTAATGCTATTAACACCAACTCTACTATCTCTTAAACTCAAAATAAAAGTATTTCCAATTCCAATTATGGGATTTCCAAAAACACGATTTAATTTTAAAGTTGTTCCTGTGGAATAATTAATTCCCTGATTTTCTAGTGTTTTTGTTGCTCTTGTTTTTGGAACATCAATGTAAGTGGTATTTATGGTTTCAATTTCATATCCTTTAACAAATGCTTTTCCTGGAGAAATTTCATAAAGTGCTAAATCTTCACCTGCCAAAGAACCAGAATATGTAAATTGACCTTGTTCAAAAATTCCCCCATTCGCCAAACCATCATTTAAAGACTCTTTGACAGCAATGTCAAATGGAGTTACCGTATAATCTCCAGATTCTGAAAAAGTTCTTCTTGCTAACTCATCAGCAATGATGCTATATTGAGTATTTTTAACTTGGGATGATAAAATACCATTATTGACAGTGGCTAATTCAACAAAATTCGAATCGTTAAAATCATTTACTGGTTTTGCAAATAATGATAAAGATATTTTAAGACGATCTGCTCCTGGAGCAGCGTAGTTATTAAATCCTTTTGAATTATCAGTGAGTGTTTCATCCTCATCTGCATTAATAATTTCCTCTTGGATTCGAAGACCAATACGAGCAGTGGGAGTATTTGAATATTGACTTAAAATAATAGTTTCGTCCTGAATATTTACGAAAGTTCCTCTTACAAAATAAACACCATTAGAAATTGAAAACGCTGCTGCTAAGCTGTTTGCATTTGTAGAAATTGTTGACGCAAACGACTCTCCTGATGGAATAAACGGATTATTGAGAGGTCCAGTAATAATATCTGTGTCTGCTGATAATAATTCACCATCTAAAAATTGTTTAATATCTGGATTTTGTACTCCTGGTGAAATATAAGAAATATAAATTGTTAAATTTCCTCTTTCAGAATTTTCAGATTTTAAAACTTTATCAATTATCGCTGTTACTCCAGAGGTCAAACCAATAATTTTTCTTTTTAATAATTGCTCAATATAAAATTCAACAGGAACACTAAGATGAGTATTGTTTAACTCTACCGCATAATAACTTTGGCTATATGCAGTATTTCCTGGAATTACTTTTGCACCTTCCTTAAAAAAGTGTTGTCCAAATTTTTGAATTTGATTTTGAAGAATTGATTGTAACCCAGTTAATTCCCTTGCCTGAACTGGATATCCTGGTTTAAAAAGAACTCTGTGATAATTATCATTTGGATCAAAATCATCAAAATATGGAGCAACATTAAGATTGGTTGTTTGGGACATGGTTAATTAAAACTGCAATATAATTTTAATGTCTTCTTTTTGATTAGAAGATCTTTTAATGGCTGGTCTATTATCAACATAAATGATATTTCCAGAATATTTTTTAACTTCTGGATTAGATAAACCACTAGTAAAATTTTGACCAAGATAATATGTTCTATTATTTATTGAGGTTGTGAACCCACTAAAGTTTGTACTGATTGAAAGATTTGATGTTCCACCAACGATAGTAACACTTCCACCCGAGGTTGGTGAAGAAGTAAACCTAGTTAAATTGTATCCATATTGAGGATTAGTTTGAGCTGTTCCAACCGTGTTAAATCCAGCGAGAGTTCTATCTTGCCAATATTTTAAGACTCCTGTTGTCTGATCATAACTTACAACTCGACCAACTGCTGTGACACCAGTTCCTGTTGTTTGAGTTACAAAAGAATCTTGTGTAAACGTCACTGAACTATATCCAACTCCTACTAAACGAATTGCGTATATGGCACTTGCTTTCTCTGACGTTAATTTAGATGAAGATCCGAAAACTAAAGGATTTTCAACTAATCCTATTCTAGCAATTTCATTACCTGTTATAAAATCAGGATTTTCTGTATCATTTTCTATTCTTGCATAAATTAATACATTACTTGATCCAAGTTCTCTATAAATGTCATATCCATGTCCTCCATTTGGACTAATAATCACATCAAGAACTGGTTTTGTATCAGAATCAGGAACTCCTCCAGCAGATAAATCCACATTACCGAATGTATATCCAGACCCTTGATTTGATATTACAACACTATCAACTTTCTGATCATTATTAATTACCACTGTGCATTCTGCGCCGCTACCATCACCTTTGATGGGGACTCTGGAATATGTTCTATTAGCAGTTCCAACACCAACACCTCTATTTTTAATAATTACTGTTTTGATGCTGCCATCTACGGCGTTGTTTCTTACAGAGGCAGTCGCTGAAGTATTCCCCCAATCTTTAGGAACCGGAATAAAATTAACAGTATCAAATTTTACAATTTCCGCAGGTTTTATAGTATAAAGATATTTCCAAATATAACCATCTCCGCTTGATCCAGGAGATCTTGGTTCTAAATCAACAAAAGTTGGTTCATCGAGAGATGGTTTTCCATCTGGTGTCTCTGGTGTTG